CGCAGTGGCCTTCATCAAGGCCCTGGACGCCCAGGTGCAGATCCGCTCCCAGGTGGGCGATCCACCGATTCTCACCCGCGCCGGCCTGACGCCGGAGGTGGCGTTCGACGTCGACGCCGAGGTGATCTTCAGCTTCAACGGCACCCACTGGGAGGTGTAACGATGCCTGTTTCTCTTCGCGCCCTGCAGGGGGGCTCCTTCCCGCTGTTCGAACAGCTCTTCATCGATGACGGGCAGTTCATCGTGCCCGAGGGCGTCACCCGGGCTTTCGTCGAAGTGGTCAGCGCCGCCGGCGGCGGCCGCTATGGCGGTGCCTACGCTGCGGCCGGGGGTGGCGGTGCGCTGGCCGCCGGATGGGTGGACCTGATCCCCGGCCAGGTGATCCCGATCATCGTAGGCAAGCCCGGTGCCTCGGTACGGGTGGTCGATGCCGACACCAGCAGCCCGGGCGGTTCATCGTCCTTCGGCAATCTGCTCTCGGCAACAGGGGGCGGCGGCACCACTAGGTCAGATTTGAACAGCTACTTCTACCCTGCCGAGGGCGGGAAGGCCTACGGCGGGCAGATCCGCATCGACGGCGCCCCCGGCGCGCTGGCCTACATCCATCGCTGGACAACCCGGATCACCCATAACGGCGGAATCATCGAGGGATCGGGTGATGGCAGGTATGTGATGACCGCACCGGGTACCCTCGGTCCGGCCCCCGGTGCTTTCGAGTGGCCAGGAATGGAGCCGGTTATCGGCACGGGCTCGAAACTGCCGCCGTTCGGCTGGTTGAAAAACCCTCCGCTGGCTGACATGACCCTGCGAACCAATCTGCCGAAAGTGTCGGCCGGACTCCCTACTGTCACAGGGGACAAGCTCTACAACTCCAACATCGGCGGCGCCAGTGGCATCGCAGTAGGCGTCTATCAGATCAACGACCGAGTGGAACTGATCATGCCGTCCACCCAGGGCTACGTCCGAGTGAGGTTCTGACATGCGTTACGCGCGAGTGATCGACGGCAAGGCCGTCGAGGTGTTCGAGAATGGCGACTTCAACCTGACCGAGTGTTTCGTGCCGCAGCTTGCGGAACAGTTTTCCCCCGTCCCCGAGCAGGTAGAAACGGGCTGGATACGCGCAGACGACGGTACCTGGGGGGCACCGGCAGCGGCCATCCCCGAGTCCGCCAGCACCGAGCCGGCGCCCCGGCATGTGTCTGTCCTTGCGTTCCGCCAGCGCTTCACCGCCGAGGAGAAGACGGCGATCGACCTGGCCTCCCTGGATGATCCGCAGGCCTCGCTGGATCAGCGCGCCCAGGCCGCGAGCCTGCGTGTTTACCAGCAGGACCTGCAGGCCGCCGGGTTCGTTGACCTGGACAGTTCCGAGATCCGCGACGCGGTGCTGCTCATGGAGTCCATGGGCCTGCTGGACACTGGCCGCGCCGCGCAGATCCTCGACACGCCGCCCAGCGACGGTGAGTTGCCGTAATGGGCTGGCAGTCGGTCAACCTGCAATGGCCGGGCGGCGCAATGGCCTGGCTGGATTTGCTGGATTCACCACTGGATATGGCCCAGTGGGAGCTGGATCTGATCGCCGGCGAACTCCAGGGTATCGCCGACCTGGTGCAGCCTGACTTCAGCCCGGTGAAGGCACTGGCGGAAAGCGTGATGAACGCCGGACGCGAGGCCATCGACAGTTTCTTCAGCGCCCGACCTCACTGCGTAGTGGTCAGCCCCTTCCAGTCCGGCAGCGGCCTGGGGTATCAGCGCAGCCTGTCCGCTCCCCAGGTGCTGCAACTGCTGGCCGACAAGCTGGGTGATGTCGGCGACCCGCAGCGCCCCAGGCGGGCGACTAGCGCGCTGGCCGTGCTGTTCCTCGGCACGCACTACGGCGGCCTGGCCAATGCCCTGGCGCAGTTGACCGAACTTCTACCACTCCCGGAACTGGCCAGGATCGAGCGGCGGGCACGCTGGCTGCAGCGCCTGGAGTCTGAAAAGTGGCACTTGCCCAGTCCCCGCCGCGGCCCGGCATGGGCCACCATTCCGCTGGAACGCTTCCCCTTCGTGCGCGCCTCTCACCGCCAGTTGCGCAGCCAGCTGTCCACGCTCGAAGGCTTCGTCGCCGAGATCAACCCCGTGACCGAGCTGCGCGAGCTGCAGCGACGCAAAGGGAGGATCATCGGCGAGATCCGCGCCGAGACCGACCGCCTGCAGGAGCGCCCCAGCGGCCAGGGTGGCGCCAGCGTCCAGGTCCGCCTGCTGAAGGGCAGCAGCCCCGCCCGGCTGGGCCGGGAGCTGCTGCAGGGCACCCCTCCCGGGCATGAGTGGGCACTCTGCGCAGGCATGCTGCTGGTGGGCGATGGTAACGACCTGGACCTGATGACGGAGCTGTTGGGCCTATGACCTTGCTCCTCGATGGCGAGCTGGTGCAGGGCAAGCACCTGAAGGTGACCGCCTGTCTGAGAATGGAAACCGGCGACCTGTCCGGGCAGACCAGTGCCACCGACCAGGCGCACCAGGGCTTCAAGCCGAAAACGCTGACCATTGCCCTGATGATCCCCTTTCGTGAGCACGCCCAGCTGAAGTCGCTGCTGCGCCTGGCCGAGGCGACAGAAAGTGGCGGGCAGCGGAAGGTTTACCGCATCGTCAACGACACGGCCAACGCCTTCGGCATTCGCCAGGTGCGCTTCGCCGACACCGTATTCGCCCGTGAGGACGATACCCTGGCCGCCTGGCGCATCCAGTTCGACCTGGTCGAAAAGCTGTCGAACCCGGAGCGCGTGGAGAAACGCCGCCGTGACGGCCCACTGCAGCAGCAACAGGGCCCGGGGACACCCATAACTGCGAACGGCGACGGGGCGACGGCGCAAGCCCCTGATGAACTCAGCGAGTTCGAGCAGCTGCTGCAGCGCGTGGACAGCTGGCTAGGCAAGCCGTCATGAAGCTGCACAAGCGCCTGACCATCAACGGCGACGCCTTCGCGCTGGTACACGAGGACGTGCGCCTGGATCTGCACGCACCTGGTCGTGCGGCCTTCACCATCGACGCGCCGGCGCCGGCCCGTGGGCTGGTGGCCTTCGACTTCGGCTACAACGACGCGCCCTTGGAGCGCTTCTTCCTGGGCTACATCGAGCGCGCCAGCCAGGCCAACGCCCGCGAGCAGGTGCTGTTCTGCCGCGAGCTGACCGGCACGCTGGCCGCACCGCTGCCCCTAAACCTGCGCCACGTCACCGCGGGCCAGGTCCTGGCCGAGATCAGCCGCCTGACCGGGCTGCGCTTCAGCCTGCCCGACACCCCCTACAGCCGCCGCAAGGCCCCGTTCTTCTACAGCCTGGCGGCCGGCTTCCAGGCACTCGACAGCCTGGGGCGGGTGTTCGGCATCCCCGATTACGTCTGGCACCAGCAGGGCGATGGCGGTGTGTTCGTCGGGAGCTGGGCCGACAGCTACTGGGGCACACGTGAGCCCCTGGGGCTGCCGGTGGAACTGCTCAAGCACTACCAGGGCAACGAAAGTGCGGTCATCGGGGCAATCCCCGGGCTACGCCCTGGTGCAATGCTCAACCCAGGCCAGCGCCTGACCTCGGTCACGCTGGCCGGCACTGAGATGGCACTGAGATGGACAACGCGATCAAACGCGCTGTAGAGCGCAAATTTCCCGAGCTGGCCGGCGGGTATCACCTGCCCCGCTTCGCCCAGGTGCTCGGAGTTGCCGATGCACCGACGCAGGCCGGACTCTGCGATGAGTTCCGCCCACGCTTCGCGGTGGACCTGCAGGTGCTCCTCGAGGACGGCGAGCCGGATCCGGCCATTCCAATGCTCCCAGGCGTCCCCCTCCCCTTACCCATTGGCGGCGAGGAGATGGGGCTGTTCGCCTTCCCTGCCGAGGGGACGCTGGTGGTGGTGTGCTTCGCCTACGGGCTCCCCAGCAAGCCCTACGTGCAAACGATCCTGCCCCACGGCCTGAGCCTGCCCCGGGTGCCGCAGGGTGACCAGGTGTGGCAACACTCCGAGGCAGCGCAGCAACGCGTCGACGCCACCGGCAACTGGAGCCGCCAGACCGACATGCGGATCCGCGACGAGTCCTTCGAGCGCGAGGTGATCGCCGACACCAACGCCGAGCGCTACAACAGTTCCCAGATCCGGGTGGATGAGCATGCCACCGAGCAAGTCGCCGGCATCAAGACGTTGGAGGCCTGCGGCGCACTGAAGCTGCTGTCCGGGGGCTCCGCGCTGCTGGCGTCCGTGGACAACCTGCACGTCGCTACCAGCCGCTCCTACACGCTCTCCACCAACGCAAATAGCACCTGCACCATCGGCGGCACGCTCCTGGAACGGATCCAGGCGAGCCGCACCAGCATCGCCCAGATGCAACGCCTGCAGGCGGGGAAAACCTGGATCGGCTCGGAGACCGTCAACCTGCTGCAGATCGTGGCCGACCTCCTGTCGCTGATCGCCGACATGAATGCCGAGATCGCCGCCCACGTGCACCCGGCGAACGGGAAGCCGCCGACGAATGCCGGCGCATTCGGCGCCTTGGCCGGCACCGCGATGGCGCTGAACGCACAGACAAGCAGTATCAAGGCCTGACCCATGAAAAAGCCCGCCAGGTGGCGGGCTTTTTCATGGTGTACCTATCTCATCAGGCCGTGGGCGCCTATGCCCCCTCCAGCGCCTTGATGGCCGCATGCGCCAGGAATCCCGAGCGGCTTTTCTCGTCGGGGTGGTGCTTCACGTAGTCATCAATCCGCTTAACCAGGTAGCCCGGTAGGGTGATGTTCAATTTCTCGGCCTTGCCCATGAACTGGGTGACGTCGATATCGACCAGTGCCCAGGTGCAACCGGCATAGTCTGGATTGCCGGCGTGTGCAGTCACCGTGCGAGCTACCGGGATAGCGGCGCCATCCTCGGCCAGAATCGACAAATGACCTTCGATGGCCTCGCGCGCCATCACCATGGCATCGTCCAAATCATCACCCGCAGAGAAACAGCCGGGAATATCGGGGACTTCTACTCCCCAGGCGTGCGTCTCGTCGCCGGGGGAAATCGCGATTGGATAGAGCATGTCTCGACTCCTTCGAGGTAACCCAGCTCAATCGAGCTGGGCTTGTTTCTTGATGCTGTTGACCGTCTTTATCAGAAGATCCTTCTTAGGGTGAGGGATCGTTACCAGTCCGCGCTTTTTTGGGTGCTTGAAATGGTGGTGATCGCCTGTGATTCGCACCAGATACCACCCATCCGCCTCGACGATTTTGATTAGCTCACGGCTCTGCACTGCTCCCTCCGTTCCATTTCCTTAATGGTGGTTACTATACCCACCAAATCCGAATCAGTCAACACTATAACCACCACCCAACAGAAAATGCTGGCCGCCAAGAAAAGCGAGGCTTGAAACGCACTTATCCCCCTCCCGCCGACGGGCCTCGCATGAATTTTTGTGCAATCCGGGTGGGTGGTGCAACCAGGGCGCCGGCCCAGCACAGCCGCGGGCCTCCCTGGGTTGGTAGGGTTTTCACGGTGTGAAAGGAATTGCAGTGCTGTGCAAATCGGTACAGTTCGGAACGTCCACATTACGTCCACACCTGGGCGAGAAATTGACACTCATTGCCTGACAATGTTTTTTAATAGATTGATTTAATTGATATTTACCAGAGAGGATGCGGGTTTTGTTCGGGCTCATAATCCTTTGGTCCACGGTTCGAGTCCGTGTGGGCCCACCACCTTCAAAGCCGCGCATTGCGCGGCTTTGTGCTTTCTACAACCGTGGTATCTGGATCAGCGCTTTGGTCCCAAGGTACGAAAACGGTACAGCACCGTTACGCCAGCGTGCCCTTGAAGTCCTTCGTGCTTACTTTCGGTAATATCCGCACAATCAAAGGATCGC